GCAGCGTCATCGGTGATGTGGGGAAGATACCCCGGCGGCCCTACGCACCCTTACGGGGGCGCAACCAAAGGCCGCCAACGTGCCCCACCTAACCATCCTTTTTAGGGGAGAAGCTAGCTAAAACCAGTCTAACTCATTTGTCCATGACGGAATCATAGACGTCTTGGTGGTCACTCGACCTAGGTACCCGCGTCGGGGTTCAAGCCCACGACTCGGTGAGCCCTCAACAGACAACGAAATAGCCCACTTCGCAAGCGAGCTATCGAATTCCCTGTACGAGAAGAACTCAGTCCCTAGACCGAAAAGCTCGGTAGCTGCCTCATGGCTATGCTCCCGATCCGGACCCGCTGCTAGTTTAGCAAGCAGTACGCCGAACGTCTTTCGGTCAACATTGACCGCAGACATGACGACATGCTTACAGGAGAATCCCTCAACAAACCCATTAAAGCCGAAATTACGTCGCGCCTCACGCGCGAGATCGCACTCGACCTTTGAAAATGCGCCCGGCATAGATCGCGTCCGACTTTGTGTCTTGACAATATATGTTAACGGTTCGCACTGGGCTTTGCCCGGCTTCGCCTCATCACGGTTAGAGATTATCCCGGAATCCCCCATCTCTGGGGGAACGAGACATTCATTCCAGGGCGCGGGAACTTGGCTAACGAGCCACTCCCACAAACCCTGAAACCGTGCATCGCAGCAGACGCCAGAACGGCGCTTCGCGTAGAGACGGAGAGCGTTAGCAACCTGCAGCGCGTAGGGTACGGAGACCCCACTCTCTTGCCGCAGGTAGAAGGGACGCACATTCTGGCCATTAAACCAGTCCGTGCCGCAGCTTTCAAAGAACCTCCCAGCCAGGAAGGTCTTCTTCTGGTTGACCTTGGAGCCCAAGAACTCCAAAGCCTGGATCACCGGTTCGGCATACTCCGCGGGACATATACAATCATCCCCGAATACGCCGCATTCATCCCACAATCGCTTAGGTACTATAGCACGCATCACTCCGAGAAAGAGCAAGCTCTCCAACGGAAACGTGAATCCATTACCCATAGCGCTGAACTTCTGAAGTTCAACCCAAGCCCCATCTATAAAGGTCTCTTTCTCTCTGAATAAATCCAGGAGTCGGAACCAGTCGTGGGGTAAGAGTAGCAGGACTGCCATGTAACACCAGAGGTCGCTCGCTTGAGACCAATCAATGGTCGCGCGTGCACATTCATGTGCAGTTTCTGCAAGCTTCTGTTGGCGCTTCCAGCCTAACCGGATATCACACCCGAAAAGACGCAAACGCGAGGACATATACCGACCAACACCTAACTGCCCGAAGACATTCAGCGTTGGGCCTTTACACGCCCCGCGTTCAGTGGTTGCATCCTTGGGAACCGAAAAGAACTCATTGCCCCGCACCACGTTCAGCCTGCCCAGGGACTTATAGTCAGCCCAGACATCGCCCATGATTGACTTTGCAAAAGGCAACAGCTCTTCTGTGAGGTCGACTTGATTGTCGAATTTTTGGGAGGCGACCAACCCATCCCCGGTTACACCCGTCGTACTACCCGGCCCGTGCTTCATAAGACGTATACATTCGTCTAGGGGGCGTACAGGTCCTTTCGGGCCTTCAACCGTACCTTGAAGCGGACCGAGAATGTCGGCGATGATACCGCGCGCGCGAGGAAGCCAATCTGGCTCATCCCAAGCAGACACGCTATACCACCTAGAGGAGTTCCCATCCAGCGAAACGCATGAACCTGGCTTACAGACCAGAGCACGCATGTACCGCGTTTCTGAGAGACGCTCATTCGACAGTTTGCACGACATCTCAGCAGAGTAAAACTTCTGCTTAGCAACCTCCGCAGCACTCGCACAACCATTCGATGGAACGAACGGAATGTTCGGGCTCTTCCTTAATACAGACACCAGGAGGTAGTCATCGGCGAAATTGCCGAGATCCTCCATGGCGTAGTCTGGGGAAAGGCCCAGGTAGCCTGAGTAGTCCTCATCTGCAAGCAGACGGTCTACCTCCTTGGCCCGTGGAGTGTCGATAATAGCGCAAAGTTGCCGTGTAACCTGAACCTCGAGCTCCAAGCTCGTAAGAAGTGGTTTTGACACAATCAGAACCTCTGGCACTTGGCGGGGCAGTGCTTGCCCCAGGTAGCCTAGCGATGAGCTCAGTCAGAGCTTCGATGGGTTCGTCGAAAGACGCCCCAATCACTAGGAATAGTCCAACCCCGAATAGGAGTCTCCGAACAACATTATATCGTCGGATCTCGGTTGAGAACCCAGTTCTTGAGTAGCGCATTGTCCTGTCCGCTCATAAAGACGGCGTAGAACATAGCACGCTCAGCATTGGTCATCAATTCGGGAATGACAAAGTCCACGTTTGCGCGGGCAATGTCGCGTACCTTGGTGACACCATCCTCGACATACTCAAACGGGAAAGCGTAGCGATATGCCACGCGATCCGTCGGGCGGGTCTTGGACGCCAGGGACATTGAGGCGGAGATGCCGCGTTGTCCTTGCGAAGTAACCATCTCACGAGTGAGCCACGACGACTGGGTCATCCCAGACTTCATGGCGTAGAACACGTGGTTCGTGGGTACATTATCAGCGAGGGTAAGGTCAGCTATGTTGGCCATAAGATCTCCGAAGTGCCGGAATACCGGCGTTTGGTTAACGGTCGTACGGTGACGACCAAATATCGCGTTCAACGCGGGAGGATTTCCCAGCCAGCGCACGGGATTCGGCTGCAGCAGCCGCTCGTGCCAATCGCCGGCATTGGGCGTCTGGAATCGGTTTCAGGGGGTCAGACCCGGCTTTGGTGCGAGCACCGCCGCGAAGCCCAACGAGAACCGCTACCGCCAGACTAAGTTTCCGCCAGGAGGGGGAAGGATCCCACCGTGGCAACGTCGCGAACGGAACCGTGGTAAACACGGTGCGCTCGTGCGTTTGTTTACGCAACTCCTGCTTTTGAGGGCATTCCTGAGATACGTAGTATATGCCGTCGACCGATATGCGCGAGGTTACCCAAGCGCGTTTGCGAATCTCGGTCTTCGACGTTACCGTGCCAAATGTTCTCTCCACACCACTTAGCGCATCAAGCGCAGCGAGGGCTTCACCGACCGGAATAAACCAGTCAGCAATGCAGGAGAGGGTGGTCAGATTCCATCCGAGTTCAAGGATGTTCCCGAAATGGACCTGACGTACACCGCCTGGGCGAAACAAAACCCAGCAAACGACACGTTCCGTTAACCTCATCGTGTAATCCCGTTCGATGCCGCCAACATTGGTATGCTTCGAGTCGTCCCATCCTGATTTTACGCGAAAGCGTTTCCAGTATGGGCCGTCCTTTGCAAATTCCACGTTGGTTTTGTCTAGGGACTCCTGCAGCGAGTTTACGAGGGGTACAACCCCCCAAGACGCTGCAAGATGCGCCTCAGCAATGCTTTCTTTCGTCAACGGACGACGAGCATTTTGGCGCATCACAAGCACATCGCCCCGTTTCGCGGCGCGATAGAACCTGTAACCACGAGCAACCGCACCCGTCAGCTTAGACGCAAGGTCTGAAGTCTGACGATACTCAAACACATCCTCCGCGATATTGACACCCTGGAGCTCACTTATCTGATTTCTCAGCTTGTTCACCCAGAGGTTTGTCGGGAAGTCCGGCATAGGAAGCCAGGATAGGTATCCTGGTCCTTCCGACGTTTGCACTACGTACCAACCGTGGTACCCAGGTCGGGGATAAACCCGAAATAGGTACTTCAGATAATGGTAGTGTTCACGTGATTGGAGTGGTAGTGGGGTTGGGTGCTCGAACAGGGGTCCCTCAGGCTTCGGCCTTCGGTCCGGTTCATTGAGCACGGCTGTGACCACACCTGACACCACGCGCGTAAGAACTAACGGGGGCCACATATCCCATTCCTGGGCATTCTGCACGTTCCCGAAAAGATTTCGCGTGATGGTCGGCATAGTACTGTACCTACGGAAAGGTCTTTCATGGTAGTAGGAGCCTCACGGCTGCTACACCACAAGGATGGAAGGCGGGGCTTCTCTTCCGGCGTAAATGGCAAATCGGCAAAACGGCCAAGGACATACCTACAGGCCCCGCTAAGGGCGAGTAGGTAATGTCCTGTCGTCACAACCGATCATCAGCCTGGCCGGGGAGGAGCTC